GCAGCAACTCGAACACGGCGGGCAACGACACGTACAGCTACCTCGCGAACGGCCAGCGCTGGGGCTGGTCTCGGCGCATGCGGCAGAACATCTGCCAGGCTGGCGCTGACACGTGGATGAGCCTCGTTGCGTACAACCGCACGGTCCCGATCTACATCTCGACACTCGGAGACTACACGCTGGCTCGCAAGCTCGAGCAGCGCTCGCGCGTCGTCCAGTCGCTGTTCTACGACCTCGGCATCTTCGACCTGGTGCCCGAGGCTGCCCGCGACGCGTGTGAGACCGGCACGGGCCACCTGTTTGTGTGCGAGCAGCACGGGAAGCCGCGCGTAGAGCGCCCGCTGCCCAACGAGCTGTACGTCGACGATTTCGACGGCCGGTATCGCTCGCCACGCAGTCTGTTCCGAGTGCACTTCGTTCCGCGTGAGAAGCTCAAGCAGATGCGGCCAAAGCTGGGCCGCGAGATCGATCAGAGCGGCGGACCCACGGACAACGACTACGTGGACTTCAACCTGCGCGCAGACTCGGCCTCACGCCGCGTGCGCGTCATGGAGGCATGGCACCTGCCGTCCGGTCCCGACGCGAAGGATGGCCGCCACGTGATCTGCACGGACAAGTGCGTGCTGCTCGACGAGGAGTGGACGCGCGACCGCTTCCCCTTCCCGCGCCTGCCATACACGAACCGGCGCATTGGCTACTGGGGCCAGGGCATCGCAGAGCGCTTGAGCGGCACGCAGGTGCAGCTCAACGAGCTCAACGACACCATCCGCGACATTCAGCGCCTGGTCTCGAACGCGACCATCTGGATGGACAGCAGCGACGAGTTCGACTGGGAGGACCTGACGAACATGCCCGGGCAGGTAGTGCGCTCGCGCGTGCCTCCACAGCTGCTGCGCTGGGAAGGGACGCCGGCCGACCTGTTCAATGAACGTCGCGAGATCGTGAAAGACGCGTTCGATCAGGAGGGACTCTCGCAGGCGCTCGTGGGTGGCGAAGGGTCGTCGCCTGGCCTCACGAGCGGCCGTGCGATTCGCGCTGAGGACAGCGTCAAAAGCCGGCGTTTCATCGGCTACATCCGCAACCTCGAGAAGTTCTACATGGACGTGACCGAGGCCCTCTGCGACGTGCTCGATGACATCGCAGAGAAGGACCCCGAGTTTGCGCTCACCGGGCGCGCTCGCGTGGGTCGCCAGACGTTCCTAAAGAGCACGAAGTGGGCGGAGGTATCGCTGCCCGATGGCGACGTGCGCGTGCAGATGTTCCCGATGGCGGCGCTGCCCACGACCATCGAGGGCAAGTTCGCAGCGGTGGACGAGTGGATCGATCGCGGGTTCGTGGCCTACGACCAAGCCCTCGACCTGATGGAGTTCCCAGACGTCGACGCCTTCAAGCAGCTGCAGAACGCCGCGCTCGACCTGGTGCGCTGGCAAATCGAGCAACTACTGGACCTGCAAGATGGCGACATGCAGGAGCTGCCCATCCCCCAGCTTCTCCCGTACATGTCGATGGTGCTCGACTTCATGAACAAGTCGCTGCTGGTCGCGTACCGCATGAAGGCGCCTGAGCACGTGATGCGCGCGTTCGAGAACTACATCGCACACTGTAAGACGCTCCAGGACGACGCGAACGCGCAGCAGCAGGCCGCGCCGGCCGCACCGTTCAACCCGGCAGCCTTGGACCCGAACGCGGCAGCAGCCGCCCAGCTTTCGCAGGCGCAGCAGGCGCCCGCAGGAGGAGTCGCAGCATGACAGACGCAGCATCACCCGCGGCAGCGCCCGCAACGGCTCCGGCCGAGCCCACGAACGCCATCGCCGCCATCGTGGCCAAGCACCAGGCGAAGGAGGCGGCGCGGGCGCAGGCCGAGACGCAGCCCGCAGAGGGCATGGAGCAGCCAGCGGGTGATGCTGAGCCGGCGAAGGAGGGCGATGCCGCCGCTGCCAAGCCGAAGGAGGAGCAGAAGCCCGAGCCAAAGACAGAGGAGAAGGGGCTAACGCTCAAGCACGCGAAACTGCAGGCCGACCACAAGCAGCTGCAGACCAAGCACGCCGAGACTGCGAAGGCCTTCGAGACCACGAGGGGCGAGCTCGACCAGCTGAAGGCGCTTGGCAAGCGCAACCCGCTCAAGCTCGCCGAGCAGCTCACGGGCATGACCTTCAAGCAGATCATGGAGACTGCCGCGAAGGGCGCGTATGACGAGCGCTCGCTGCCTCCCGAAGTGGCAGCCGAACTGGAGGAGAGCCGCAAGTTCCGCGAGGAGGCGAAGAAGCAGCGCGAGGAGGCGGACAAGCAGAAGGAATGGGCCGAGGAGCTGAAGGCCGCAGAGACCTACGTGAAGCGATTTGCAGAAGCATATCCGTTCTTTGCGGCTGCGCCGTGGGCCGCCGAGGACCTGGCGAAGCGAGCCGAGCACGCCGCCACGAAGCGTGGACTCTCGTTGGACTCGGACGAGGTCATCGAGCAGCTCATCGGAGAGGCCGAGCAGGACGCGGTGGAGAACCTCCAGAGCATGGCCAAGAACACGGCGCTGATGGCCGCGCTTGCCAAGAACGATCAGCTGAGGCAGACTTTCGCGGAGGCCTTGGGTCTCGCTGCCACGAAGAATGCGCCACGCCCCGCGAGCCGTACGTCGGGCGCGAGCGAGTCGGGAACTGGGTCCCGAACGCTCTCTCAGAAAGACACGCAGGAATCTCCCGTCCCTCCTGACAAGGATGCTCCGCTTACGCCGGGGCAAGAGGAGGCGGAGATCCAGGCGCGGTGGGCAGCATTCAAGAAAAAGGGCCGCATAGCCGGCTGAGTCGTTGAGGCGCCCCCGCTTGAGGGCGTCACATGGCGACTACGGCAACGACTGATGTCTCGTACATCAGCAAGGTCATTTACAAAGACGGCATTCAGCAGAAGCAGATCGTTCGAAACAAGCCTCTGCTGACGGCCACCAAGCACAACACCAAGTTCACCAGCGCCGAAGGCATCAAGGTGCCGATCCTGTACGGAACGGGACAGGGTGCGAGCGCCACGGTGGCGAACGCTGCGACCAACGCGTCTCCGGACGTCGGCGCGGCGTTCACGGTCACGCAGGCGAGTTACTACGTCAACTTCGACATTGCCGGCCGCGTGGTTCGCAATGCGCTGAAGGGCGACAACGACTCGTACTTCCTGCAGCAGCTCAAGCTGGCGATGGACAACTGCCAGGAGACGATGGGCGTCGAGCTCAATCGTCAGGCGTTCGGCTCGGCCTCTGGCTGGCGCGCCAAGGCCCACGCGTCCACCGCTCCCACCGCCACCACGCTGACGCTCGCGAACCCGCAGGACGCGGTGTTCTTCGAGCCCAACATGGTGATCGTGGCAGCCGCCACGGCCACCGGCTCCATCCGCACGGGCACCCCCGGATACGCCACCGTCACCGCGGTGAACACGTCCACGGGTGTGCTCACGTTCGCGACCGACCTGACGGTGAAGATCGGCAGCATCGGCGTGGGAGACTACATCTTCCGCCAGGGCGACGCGCAGAACAACGCGTCGGCGGGCGTGATCGCGGCCGGTCTCAACGACTGGAACCCCAACGCGACCGATCTCGCGGCCAACGCGACGTTGTTCGGCGTCACGCGCACCGCGTACCCGTCGCGCCTCGCCGGCGTGCGTTACGACGGCTCGAACGACCCCATCGAGACGCTGTTCCTGAAGGCGATGGCCACGGGCATGGCGGAAGTCGGCCCCGGCTTCCAGATGGGCGACATCTTCGTGAACCCCATCAACTTCGCGGCCATCCAGGCCTCGAAGGAAGGCGGGCGCTGGATCACGGAGCCGAGCTCGTATGGCATCGGTATCGACAAGTTCCAGATCGGGTCGTTCAAGTTCGTGCAGGACGCCATGTGCCCCGTGAACCGCGCCAAGGTGGTGAACGACGGCGCATTCGAGCGCGCGAGCTGCGGCGACGCACCGTACTGGAACAACTTCGACGGCGCGGACATGTGGCTCGACCGCACGACCGACGTCTACAAGGGCCAGCTGGTGCATGACGGCAACTTCATCGCGCCGAAGGTGCAGCAGCTCATGGACGTCACCCTGCCGGCGGCGTGAGGAGCGACCATGGCAGCCAGCCAGTTCAAGAAACTGTCGCGCGCGTTCGGGCCCCAGCTCGACATTGCGTATGTGCGCTGGGCGCCGAGCTCGAGCGCCACGCAGACGCTCACCGAGGCGTACGGCATTACCAGCATCACGCGCAACAGCATCGGCAACTACACCATCAATCTCGCTAACGGATGCAAGGCGCTCACCGCGCACGTGTCCGTGATCGAGAACG